TGATGGAACTACAATAAATGATAGAATGATACAAGCCGCGTCTGATGTCAATCATGATTATCAATTAGGCACACAGTACGCTAGTACTAGGGCTTTGGTAGAATTACCAGTATTTCAGAATCAATTATTTTCTAACGATGAAAAAGGAATCTATGTTGGTAAAGATAATTCTTTTAAATTTCATATTGACGCTACCTATACAGCCCATTCTTGGAATCCTTCTCCTGTAGGTAAAAGACCGGGTAAGTCTTTCAATAGTGATAGAACTAAAATGTCTGCATATAATTTTAAAGCGGCTACAGAAGAAAATCAAGAGTTTGTAACTCATGTAACTAAGGAATTAGTTGTGAATGGTTCAAATTTAGAATTGTATGTCGGTAATGTAAATCATTTTCCTGCATCAGATGCTACAACAAATACTACCGTGTACTCTGGTAATTATCAAAATCTTCAATATGTCCCTAGATTTAGAAGAATATTTTTGAAAAGTGGCGCTTGGGCGCTTTACAATAATAATCCTGTTAGTGACGGATTTTTACAAATACCTGATGAGCCTTGGGCGGCTTCTACAAGATTTAGAAATGAAGTACAAGTAGATTCTGCTATTTATTTGGGGACTTTTTCTATTGATAATAATTTATTTCCCATAGGTAATGAGCCGTATACACCTAGTGTCGGATTTGAAAATAGAAACGATTACTACTTTGATTCTGCAAATGTAAAAACACAAGGTGGGAATGTAGATTATGGCTTGAGACAATATGTGAGCGCTGTAGAATTTAAAGCAGGGCCAGAATCAAATCCTCATGCAAAAAAAATAAAACCTAGAAGAGCATCTTCTGTAATTCAAAGTATTGCTTCTGTTGTAAAAGATAATGATGGGAGTGACGGGATGGGGATTGCAATAGTAACTTTACCTGAAGAGGATGTCGAGTTATTCCCAGACTTTGGTTATGATGATTTAACATCTTTAGATTTTAGTATTGGTGATTTTCTATATGAAATAGAATTAGATGATTCTGGCACTACTAGAAGATTACATTATTATGGGAGAATTAGAACTGCTGATTCAGAAAACGTTCCAAAAAACTCAATTGCTTTAGGGTTTTATAATGCGGCAGCGCATACAGTTCCAAGTTGGCTTGCTGCTGATAAGAAAATTACATTATCAAGAAGAAGTAGAGCGATTATAAATTTCAATAGAGCCAACGTTACTCCAATAGCAGCAGCATCTATACTTGACGAAGAATACGAAACATATTGTATTCAGGCGACTGGTTGGAGTGTCACAACAACATCTGGTAGCACTAATGTTACTTTAGCAAGTACAGCAGTAACTCCTCTGACTTCTAATACATTAGGTGCTAATTTAAGAATAGGAGACCATATTTTTACTGATGGTGGAACCCAATCTTATACAAGATTAGAACCTATAGGTACAATTTCTGCTATCACAAAAAGAGATTTTACAGGTTCTCCGGGTACTGATTATACTGTAACTTTAACTGGTAACACTGGAGTTGTAGTTACTTCTGGTAATCTATATGTGTCTTTTAGTAACGCCTTTGTTGAAGACCCTGATGCCATTTTAAACACATCTTGGGTATATCCTTACGCTGGAGGAGGTTTAAGAGACGGCGATACAATTTGGTGTAATATGACTATGAATAACCCACATGCTATGGAAGGGTTGTTTGCTAAATCTAGGGGTGTATTGAATGAAAATAGAGTCTGGAAAGGTTTCACTGGTGGCACAGGGACTTTAGATACAAATCCAAGAGATTCTGTACCTTTTGAAAATTTCTTAATTGGGGAAAACTGTTTAGAGACTGCTAGAAATTATGTTCAACATGTAAATAAAACAATTGAAGAAAATTACAAATCATTAGGGTTATCAGCAAGTGAAGCGCCAACTATAGCGTATTTAGACCCTTATCTAGTAGAAGAAGGACATGCAAGGGTTTTGCTTTATGATGTAGCACATGATAGAGAGTTTATCGCTTTCCAAGATATAGTAATGCAAGTGCAATCTAGCCCATCAACCGCTTCTATAGGTTGGCCGAGAAAAATTGTAAAAGACGGCTCATTAATTGATTTGGCTGAATATACAGCCACACTAAATGGTGGAGGGCCTTCTTGGGCTACCACACAAATAGATGTGGCGAATGGATATCCTTCACAAAACCCCTACATTAGAAGCACACAACAATCCAAATTTATAGAGTCTGCTTATGCACATGATGTTGCAAATAGAATAGGTACAGATGTATTAACACCGTTAAGTGGCTCTTTACCTGCTAGTTTAGCCACATCTTCTGCTGGTGCTACTTCTCCTTCTATTTATGGAAAAGCACACGGACATCACGTTCATACTGGTTATTCAATTTCTGGTGGATTGAAAAAATATGCTTTGGGTGATAGTGCAGCAAAACGTACTTCCGATGAAGTTGTTCTATCTATTTTCAGTAATACTAAACATGAGTTTTCTAGAATTAGAAGTTTTGAAAATAGTTTTGTAACGGAACTTAAAAAATTAAGAAAAGATGTAAGTGGTGCTACTTTAAGAGAAGGAAGTACATTTTTTGATACACCTGATGGTACAAGAGTTATACCTGCATTTTTATCATTAAAGGGAATAAGAGATGAAACTTTAGATTTATCAAATCACGAAGAGAGTAGATTACAGCATTTACCACATTGGAATCAAATGGAGTTTGTAAGGAGATTAACAATTGATGTTGGTGAAGTGGGTGAGAAAACTAGCAGTGTTGAAGAAGCGGCATTAGAAATTGTAAGAAAAATAAATCAAGCGGCAGCACCTAAAGCAAGTGGAGATTTAGGTGGTAGTTTACACGACCCTTCACCTTGGTGGGATGATTCCTCATTAGTATCTAAAGATAAAGGTACACATATGGGTTACATCAGAGCACACATAGGTAGACAAGTACAAAATGAAAAAGGTGATACAGGATTCACTATAGTAATTCATAGCACCGTACCGGGCGCTAGTGGTAGGAATTTTGCTGTTTGGTTAGATAATTCAAAAGGTCAAACGAATTATCATCCTGATTTTATTATAGGTCATGGTGGGCGTTGGCAAAACTTTTGGGGTCAACCCCTTGAATCATCTAACGAAAAACCGCACCCTGCTCCTATGCCTCTTGATAAAAACGGTAGACCATTCCCACCAATAACAACATTACACGATTTAACAAATAGAGATTTTGAAACTAATTTTACAATAAATTCTGATTTTACAACTCGTGATAATAACACCTCTAATCCTGTTTTGAGGGCTATATCAGATTCTTTAGCAGGGTCTCAAATTAATTCTATAACTACTGAGTCTTTTGAAGATACAGAAAATAAAATTACTGTTCATGGACTAAGAACTGGTTCAAGAGCAGTAAGTCGAGTTAATTTTGGTGGTATGACTAAGGCGGGAGTTCCGGGTTGGGGACCCGATGCTGGAAAATGGGGAATGGGCGAAAAAGGAAATACTCAATTCGCACAAAGATATGGAAATACAAGTTTATCTTCTTATGGAAGTTATGTACCGTCTGCTGATATACAGAAAAAAGAGATTCTAAAAAATCAATTATTTGGTGTACAATTAAAAGACCACATTGGTTCTAAAAGAAATATTAGATTTATTTATGCCGATGTACACAAGGATTTATCTAATTCTGCAACAAAGTTACCTGATACTATAGAAGAAGATATATGTGTATTCTTTAATGATAAAAATGTAGCAGATGGTGGTTTTACATTAGGAAACAATATGGTTGGTACAGGAGATGCGACTGGTAGACTAACTGGCTTTTCTGGTGATACGGAAAAAGAATATTTTGGTGGTCTTTGGAATCCTTATCCTGCAAGAAATATGGCAATAAACATAGTTCTTGGTTCTAGTTATACTCATTCAACTACTAAATTGGTAGTAGTATTAGATGACCCTTACGATAATACGCCTTCAAAAGAAAATGAACATCATGATATTTTAGGTTACTTAGGTTTCCCAAAAACAAATGGGAGAATACAAATTACTAATGCTTCGGGTTCGGGTAATACTGGCTTAACATTACATTATACATCCAGAACTCAAAATGGCAATGCTGGACCACACGAGTTTTACGGAATAGTTTCTGAATATACAGGTGATGTGACATTAACCAATTATCTTATTTCTCCCAGTATAAATTGGACTACTTTAGTTACTGACGAATTATTAGCGGCAGTTACAACGGCAGCGATAAATGCTACAGATGTAAATAATCCAGAAGGTGTAAAATTTGATTGTACAGAAATGTATGCAGCAGATGGAAGAACATTCGGAGATTGGGGAATAAAATCTGATAGTATAATAATTAGGGCTTTTGATACTGAAAGAGAAGTAGTTCCTTTATCTAAAAAATACTATGCTAGTGTGCATCAAGATTTAGGTATACAAGCGGCACATTTAGAATATGGAGAAGTTGAACAAACAAATAATTCTACTGGAACTTGGAGTTTTGGTACACAAAGAGTCGTAACAGATACTCAAATAGATAATGGAAGAAGTATAGATTGTGGTTATATTCCGTTTACAGTTTTACAAATTATTTCAAAATCTTTTGGTCCTAATAGTAATACTGAAACACCTATTATAGTTAATTCTTCTAATGAAGAAGTTCCTCTAAAAAATTGGCAGAATAATTTAACTGGCTCTAATTTTACAAACGTATCGGGAGACCACATAATTCCTAAGATAGATAATCCTAGTTTATTTTATGTAGCAACGAGTTCAAGTTCAGGAGTACTATCTTATGTGGATTTAAAATCAGATAATGTTTGTTGGCACTTTTTAGCACCAGCAACAAAAGACACAGGAACTGTAAGGTCTGTAAGTGAAAGAAAAAGTGTATACTTTTGGGATGATGTATTTGCTCAATTTGTAACCCATCAAGGTGCAGACTCAGGTAGCGCTACAGTTCTAAATAGAATAGAACCTATTGTTGGTACTCAATCCCCAATGTTGACAACTGCATTAAAAGATAATGAAATAGCAAATAATAGTGTTGGTGTAGTATCTCAATTTGCTAATAGTAGAATAAGTAAGTTTGATGGCTTTAGAAGTTTAGGAAGTGTAGATTCATCTACTATAGTATATTTTACTGGAGGGAGAAGTAGTATTGACAATAATGTACCAGTCTTCTTTGGTGGTGGTTTTAGTGGTGTTGTGTTAGATGTAAATGATGGTACTATGAATGATTATACAGATTTCTATACACATCCCTACGCTTCTGGGCCTACTGGTTCATCTGGTATTCAAAACGCAAATGAGATTGTGACAAGCCATGCAATTTTAGATTGTAACGCTATGATGGCTTTCTTCCCCGGCACACCTTTATTAAATCAAAACAGGGGTAGTATTATTCCTCCAGCACACAATAGGGACAATATATTATCTCCAGATTTAGATAATGCTGGTGGAAGTATAAACAGTGACCATCCTAATAGTTCTCCGTATTCTAGTGGTGTTGTAGTTCAAAGGCCAAGTCCTTTAGTATTGAGATTTGCTCATCCTACAGCGCGTTACGGAGACCATGTAAACGGAACTGAAAATAAAACTACATACATAATTTTTGGACCCGGACAGGCTTTCCCTTTCACTCAAGAAGTTGCTGATAACGCAAGTGGTTTTAATTCTACACAACCTCATACTGGAAGAGTTTTAACAACAGGTAATTCTTGGTCTATAATTCCAGAAGGGACTTTTATTCCTAATGAAATACAAAATGACGCAGACGATTATATGCCTATGACTAGCACATATCATAACGCTCACCATAGATTCCACTGGCGTACACCTTTGAATTGGGAAACTCCAGCAGGTAAGCCGTTGATAGGTGTTCTAAAACAAAGACCAGAAAGTGGTAGAATGTATGGACAAATGTTTGTAGATGGTGGCTCTACAGGTTCTAATAACGATACCTTACGGTCTATGCCACTACGTCATAATTCCATGTTAGGATTTGGTATTGCTATGGGCGCTGACAATGTATTTCACATGGATGGAGGTTATCATCCCGGTGGTTCTTGGATGGACAATCAATTAACATTTAATCCACCACATCCTAAGAGTGATACAATACTTTCAACTTGGGGAGTTAGCGGTCAACTACATCCTACTGCCTATAGAGTAGCAGGACCAATCACTACTAAAGTTTTGAATTATGCAGCAGCAGAGGGGGCATTAGTTGATGGAGATATAGATAGAGAATACATCATAGTTGATGCTACAAGATGTCAAAATGGAAATGAATTGGCTACAGTTTTAGGATTGGCAATAAACTCATTCCCCGGTGCTGGTGCTTTGAAATCTATTGGTGGTACACACATGCCAAGTATGGGTAATTCTATGCGACAAGACCGTTACGGTTGGGTACATTTAGACACATTCGTAGAATACAATACTTCTACTGCACCTTTGAGTGTAACCTATAGTTCGTCAGACCATACAACACAAGCAGAACTAGAACAAATACCCGCATCAGGTTGGTTAAAATCTAACACTAGTGCTGCTGCTTGGGCTACATATCATTCTAGAGAAGTTTTCAATGATAGCGGTTGGAAGGTAAAATTTTATCTTGCTCCTAATAGAGTTTCAAATACAAATAAATTTGAGAATAATACTACCTTAGCAAATAGTAATAATTTCCCTACAATTGATGGCTCAGTAGATATTTATGTTTGGAGTAAAGCGGGCGTTCACCGTTTCAATAACGAAAACGAAGCAACGAGAAGTCATATGGCTCAAGTTCATTTTAGTGGCTTAGTAGATGCAATAGACCGTACAAGACCAGTCGGTGCTGCCGGTTGGCATGGTGAAAGATACTCGTATCTAAATAGTTTGAAAGTAGGAGATGAAGGTTATGCTGCTGGTTTAGGTGCGTATCATCAACTTCTAAATTTCAGTCCTTATGGTACATCTTCAAGTGTATATGATACTCTTAGCACAATTCCAATAGTTGCTCCGTTAGCAAGAAGTCCTGAAAGTTTACCACCTGTAGATGGTTTAGGTAGTGCTCTTATGACTTACATAAATGACCCCTACAATACATCCACAGGTGTAACATACACTGCAAATAATCTATCATATTCAAGAAAAGATACAGACGATAATGCACCAGATACTCTACACACTAAACCTGTAAATTATGATATTACATCAGATTTACCTGAAGAATTACATCACCCTCAAGGTTTAAGCGGAAATGCTTGGTTAGTGGTTTCTTCAGAATCTGAGTTCGCTTTGATTGCAAAGAAAGACAGAGATGGTAGTACTGCTGTTGGGGACTTTTTAGTTTTGAAAGGTGAAAGTTCAAATCAATTACAATTTGCAGGTACAACACAATGGGATGAAAGATTCCATAGCCAAGATAGATTCATTGCTCCTGCACACGCTGGACCTAATGTAGAAGCATTGATTGTAGATGATACCGCTTTACCAACTTACAGTGCAGATTTATCAGCCTACACTTTCCATTCAGGAAGTGTGACTGATTTAAGATTAGAAAACGCTACACCAGATAGAGCAAAAACTGGTAATTTAGTTACTGATTTAGATTTCTCTTTAGGTTCATATAACCTAGAATCGGGCGTTACGGTAGAGCGTAACGTTGTACCGGAGTACTATGTGGGTGGCACAGCATACACAAGTGATAGTGATTACCCTGATGATTATTGGAAGGGAGATATCCATGCTTTTGATTTGTATAAGAGAAGTTCATCTTTAAATTTCAATACAGAAAATATTGTTTGGAAGAGAATGGATGGTGGAAATTTAACTTTACCAAGTATGAATTATAGGGGGTTAGGCGCTGTTCCAAAAATTACTAGAGTATTAAGTGGGACAGCACATACATCTGGAGAAAAAATATTTGGTAATGTGAGATTTAGTTTTGAGACTACAAATAGTGCGGTGCTCCCTTCAATAGAAATTCCATATGAAGAAAAATTACTTTCAAATGTAATGAACATTCCAAATGAAGAAATTCAATTTGAAGAAATTACTGTTGTTGATGATAGTGGTGAAGAACATATAGTACAAGGCGGTAGCCCTTTAGGTACAGTAATTAGAACATTTAATGTTGTGACAAATAGAGATGTAAAAGGTAAAAGTCCAAGTTTAGCAAATAGCGGTTCTAAACCTAATTTGATGATTGCTTTACCTGACCCAAAAACAATACCCGGAAATATTATTGTGCGTTCAGGATTTGACCCGATTATGGCATATCAAAATGAAACTTTTGGAAGTGGTGGACTTTTACATGCAGACCTATCTGAAAATGATTTGAAACATTTATTTGATGATAAAGAAAATAGCGGAAGTCTATATTTAGCACCCACATTTGAAGAAGTGAACTGGGAGCATATAGACCCCGTAACGAATGAAAGTGTAAAAACTGGTTGGGTTCAAGCAACCAAAAACGCACCACTGCGAACCAGTTACGAATTACATGACCGTACATTATTTTTCCACGTAACAAAAATGGGACACAGCCACACACACCGTTTCCCTACTACTTACACTCATTCTAATGGTGTAGAAAATCAGGCTCTTACAGTTTCTTCATGGGATAGTTCTTCTGTATTAACAGCAAACGCCACAATAAATACAAGAATATATGATGCTGATTTTGCAACAAAAGAAGTAAAAGATAATAGAAGATTTATTCGTATTTACAATCCTACAACTGAAGAATCTGTAGTGGCATCCTATACAGGAATATCGGGGGCTACATTTACAGGAGTTGTAGGTGATGTAGATTTTACAAAATTTATGGCTGCACAAACTATTACCAATTTGAAAATAGTTCCTTCATATTACATGCCAGCAGGAAGTGCTAGATTTTATGCTGCTGCAAGAATTAGAGACCATGCTGAAGTTAGTGGTTCAAGTCCAGATATGTCTCATACTCAATATTTTACAGGTGTAGATTCTAATACAGAAGCCCATACAATTTACACTAAACCTGTTTTGACACCTATGCCTTATCCAAGAATGGGTCATCACTTTGTAAATGCTACAATGCCTATGTTACCGGGACATTTAGCCCACCCTGCATATCAAAGTGTATATCAAAGACATTTAGCGGAATTAGCATCTCTAAATGGATTTAGAGACCGTAAATTATTCGATGAAGAAAAAACAGCATTATCTGTAAGTTCTAACATAACAACAAATGTAACAGAAAAAATGAGTCCATTAGAACCTGAATTTTTCTTCAGTGGATTAACCGCTACACCTTCAGGGCCTTCAGACCTTGCTGGTGGTGGATTTTCTCTAATGTTCGAAACTGGCATAAAATGGGATGGTTACGGGGTATTAGGGGCAAGAGGGAATGCTGGAATAATTAACAAGGCTGGTGGACATACTATAGTTTTAGAAGCCGCTAAGAAATATACACTTCAACATCATTTCCCAGACCCAAGGGAAGTTGGTGCTTACCAAATAGTTATTCAACCAAATATTTTCAACACACAAATTATTGGCTATCATTATTACAGTAGCGCTCAAAAATTAACTAGTCAACAAGTAAATACTGTAATTGGGACTGAATATGTTTCTGCAACTGGAGCATTAGTTTTGTATTTATCAGATGCAACACAAGCAGATGTAAGAGGTTGTGAAGTTTTCATAAATGAAATTATATTAGACCAAGATGCAGACTTTGGTAGCCAATTTACAAAAACTCCTCCGCTAAGTACTTTCAATCCGTTTGGTATAGAAATGAGTGAGAGTCCTAGTTTTACTAGAAGGGCTTTCCCATATTCAAAACGTTTTTCTAAATCTACACCCGGTTATTCAATTAATATTCCTTGGTGGAGTATTCTTCACAAAGTAGCACCAGATGATAGCGGTTCTAATGGGTTTAGACATATATCCCAAAATAGGTTAGATAATTACTATGAATTATCAAGAAGTACTTTAGGTAGTATAGGAATACAATTAACAATTGCAGGATATCCAACAATATATCCAGATATATATTCACATATATTACAAAATACATCATTAAATCCAAAATGTGTTGTTGTATCTAAATCATCTCCTAATGTAACAGTAGATGATGCTAGTATATTCCCAGAAACTCCTTACTATGGACAACAATTAGAATATGTAGATTCTAATGGTGTACGTCAAACATCCACATATACACGTAGAAATGGGCTTCAAAACGGCACTGTAAATGTATCTAATGTATTTTCTGGAGTATCTACTGGTGATTTCTTTAATAATATTACAACAGGTACAGAATTAAAATTAACTAGAGCATATGATACAATGCCAGCAGATAATATATTTACAAATATAAATAGAAGTATAATTGCAAATACAATTAGTAGTTTAAAGCAAGGTACTAATGATACATATAATTATCATACTCCAGACGCTTTCTTATGTATTTGGAATCATAATTTAGGTAGACCATATACATTCTATTCTGATTCTAGTAGAACTTATGATAATGATACTTCAGATAGAGCAGTAGATAAAGCAGCATATAATTTATTACCTGAACATTTTGAAACTATACGTTATCAAGATGTAATTTATGGAATGAGCACTGGACCATTTGATTTGAGAATTAAAACTCCAGATGTAGATAAAACAGGTGTGGTTGCTGCTGCTGATTCAGACCATAATCAAGCAGGTGTAAATCAAGCAAGTACAAATATTCATTTGAATAGATTTTGGCCTTGTGGAAGTAGAGGCGGTCCTCATAGTAGTAGACCGGATGTATTTGTGCAAGCAGGGGCTAGTTGGATTTATCCAAGAAAATATGCTTCTGATGATTTATATCGTTGGTATGATAATACAAATATTAACAATAATTATTCAAGAAATAATGGAATTACTGCTGCAAAAATAACCACAAATCAAAATTATAGGTTACCTTTTGGTTATAGAATTAGCCTCAGACAACCACTAAATAGACCTAGATGGGGTCTTACACCCACTCGTGCTGCTTTAGAGGATGTAATAGGCTCAGTAGGCTCAGTAGGCTATAGAGCAGGGCCTTTAGTGCAATATGAAAATAGAAGTTGGGCTAAAGCAGACGGTAGTACAGCAGGAGCATTCCCTAAAACTTATGTTGGTATTATGGAAAGAAACACAAATTTTGCTGGACAATTAGGTTCAGATAGATATGAAACTCAAGTTCGTAGAAGTGATGGTAGAAGAATGGTAAGACCCTTCGGAGCGCCAGTAAGAACTCTAAGAAATAATAACAAGGTAGAAAGAGACTGGTGGGGGGATTCTGAAGGTAAGTCAATTACAAGGCTTACAGAGGCTTCTCAGTACTATATGGTAGATTGGTGGGGTAACACTCGTGGAGAGGCTGTAAGACGCGCTCCAGTGCGCGGATTTGGTATTAGACCGGCATGGGACTGTGGAGACGCTTACGAATACGACAGAACCAACAACAGAACACCTTTCCAAAGAATATGGAATAACGGAAAACCAATTTTTAACATGAAGAATGTATTAGATTCTAGCGGTGATGTTGATTTACAAACAAATCATACAATTCCAAGATTTGGTGGTAGACTAAATAATGATAATAATGGAAGTAGTACAATTTTAGTTGATGTGTTTGCTCCTACACATGCTTTGAGAATTGGTGATATGGGTGGTGGAAGAGGAGTGAGATACCCTACAATGTTTAATGAAGATATCCTTACAGAACTTTCTAGCCCTATACATACTACTGGAGTAGTTTTATCTCACCACACCGCAGAACCTTCATTCGGTACGGGTTTGTTACGCCCCCGTAACGACGTACTGCAAGCCGATGAAGTCCCTAGAGGGATAAGCGCTAGATTAGAAATTAGTCAAGATGGGTTGCTAAAACCTGAAGCAGTAGTAAGTGATAAAGTAGAAAATATTGTAGGAGATAGCCCCCACAAAGATGTAATTTCAAGAAGTTCTCCTCGTATTGGTATAGACGCTCAAAATATTGAAAATAAAGACACATCTCATATCGTGATAAATACTGAGGCTCATTCTTTACATACTGACAGAAATGTAGGTCAAAGAACAGTCTTAACTGGAGCACATTCTATTGGAAGCCAAACTTTGACTGAAGCAGATTTTACCAATTTAAGTTTCAATAATACATATGGCGCAAATAATGGTGTTTTGAAATTTAGTCATACATCTAACATGAGACCTCTTGGTGGAGATTATATTTTAGAAGCAAGAAGTTTTTCCGGTTTGTTTGATGATAGTGGTTGGGGAGTTGCCAGTTTAACGGGTTCTAATAATACATCTAATCCTTATCAAAGCACAACTAGTTACACTTCTGATAGCATTAGAAATAATGACAAAGACCAAACTGTAAAATTTTTATTAAGACCAATTAGAGTTTTAGATAAATATCATGTTGAAACTTTTAGGTCTAAATCTGCGCCCACAACACAAACAGGAGGAGATTATTTTCAAGGAACTGCTGGTGGTAAATATGGGTTGTTTACATACGACACACCTAATGGAAGGGTAGCAGACGCAAACACTCCTGACAATAGAGGAGTACCAAATAGTAATGGTCCATATATGCCAATTTTCTACATGATAAACACAAACGACCAAGTTCCTAGCGCTATGGGTCCAAATCTAAAAGGTTCTAATTTTGTGGATAATTCAAGTTTACTAGATTCTGTTGTGAGATTAATTCCTAGTCAAAATACTTTACAGCATCATGCTAGTGATACCCCTAGAGATGGCGACTTTAATGTAAAACCTAGATTTAGCCAATCTTTACATCCTAAAGGCGATAAGGGTGATGTAACATACGGTACTTCAGACCACACAGGTGACGCGACATGACATTAGTTGAAGATGCAACTGGCTCATTTGACGCATCCCTTGACGCTGTGATGAATGACATAAGAAAACCAGTTTTAGTGGATAACGCTATACATTACGCAGTTTTAAATCCTCAAACATCTGACAAAAATAAAATTACTATAGAAAATAAAAAAGCCACAACTTATCATGTAGCAACTCAAAATACATATCAAATAAATGAATCATCATCTGCGGTTGAATTAACACATTCCCCTGCTGCTGGACATAAATATGAGGGGTCTCCTTACTACGAAGGTGGTAATATAAAATCTGGAGATTCTAATTTAGTTTTATTTTACAATTCTTTAGATTCTACTCAAAGACTAAAACCCAATTCTTTTGAAACAAATACAAAAGGTGTAACTGTAAATCTAAAAAATATGCAGGGTAAGTCAATTTCAGATTTAGGATTTGTAGGAAATGAAATCCATTTAGCGCAACCAATAGATGTAGGATTAAGAACCACTGATTTAGCAATTCAATTAACAAAAGATATTTCAGATACGGTAACTAGTGTAAATATTGGAAGTTCTAGAAAAATTTCTAATTCTAATTTTAACAGAAGAATGCACAGTCAAAAATTCCTTGCTCAAGATTTTAAAAATATAAATATTTTAAGCGCTTTGAAATTTATTTCTAGGCATGATTACAGAGTAATTATGTTTGATAGATTTTCTAATTTACTTTATGTTCCATTTAATTTTTCAGATACAAGTAAACTTTTGTTAAGTAGAGATAGAACGGGTTCAGAAGTGAGAAACCCCGTAGATGACACTGCTAATAGCATTACAGTTAGAGGAATACCTCTTGCTTTAAACGACCCTACAGAAGTTACAGTAAATGATTTATCTAGACAACAAGGAGCATTTAATACAAATATTCAATCTACTTTATCTCCTACTTTTGACATTACAGTGAAGAATGAAAAAGAGGCTAGAATAATAGCGAGACAAATTCTCAAAGCAAATAGTGTGGGTCAAGGTTCTTTGTCAACAGATGGACACGTAAATGCTTGGGATTTAAGACCGGGAAATATTGTATCTTATGATGGTGTAAAATATGTAGTGATGGAGTGTAAACATATTGCTGCTCAAAATATTTCTAACTTTGAATTTTTATCTTTAGATATAGGTGTAGATGGAATAATTCAAGGATTATCTGGTGGTTTAGTCGCACAAGATAGTCAATCAAGTCCAGACAATACTACTCAAATTAAGGTTGAAGACATGAGTTTGTTCAATGAACTTAATATCAATGTCACAGCCGTAGTGTCTGTTAGACCAGTAAACTCAAGTGGATTTATTATTGGAAAAAATGCAGGTAGAAGTACTATTGGAAAAGGACAAGAGGCAATCGGTGTAGTAAAAGGATTTAACAATTTATTTGTGGAGGAAATATAATGGCAGTATCGAATAACCTAAAAAGAATATTAACTGAAACTATTGCATCAAATATTAATGAAATTGTTTTTGGTTTTGATGGTACCCCAGCAACATCTAGTGATGGCTCAATTGGAAGACCTGCTGTGACCGTAACGCCCACCGTAACGGTGATAGATACTAGCACACTTTTGATTGAAGCAACCCTTCCAACTAATGAATCTTTCAATGACTCTATCAAGGAGATACACCTCCGATTACGCGGAACTAGCGGGTTTACACCAATATCCCGCCATTCTATAAGACCAATTGTAAAAGATTCTAGTAATGAAATGAAAGTTCAAATTATCATGGAGGTAAAGTAAAATGGCAAACTCATTAACAGGACATACTAAGGGTTCAAATGAAGGACTATTTGATGGTAGCCACATACTTTCTCCTAGTTTTACAAATCTCTATGAATTAGGAAGAGGTAATGGAATTTTATTATTGGAAGATGCTATATCAGATAATAGTAATAGAAATACTCCTGCTAATTTATCAGGTGCTATAGCCACTACCGGAGATACACACATTGTAAATGTAAAAGGAGGTCATGTCGTTTTAGATAATGTTTTACACAATTTTTGTGGTGGGAATGGTGCTACTGCTAATATTACAATAAACAGTGGAAGTGCTAATAAAAATGGCTCTACAACAGCATTAACTAGTGGACAAGAATGTCTATTTGTTGTCTATCTTTGTTCTGATGGTACTAATAACGCAATAAAATGGGAGCAAGGTACACCAGTGACATCTGCTTCCGCTTACCCGTTAACGCCAAATTCTTTCTTAACTGACCCATCATCTTCACTTACATCAAAACAATCTTTTGTAATTGCTACAATAAGAGCCACACACAATTCCTCTGCGGCTGGTGCGAATGACCTAAATATTACTATTTCAGAAATAAATGATAAAAGAGGTTTTGTAAGACCTTCTCCAATTTATTTAGCACCATTAACAGGTGATTCTAGTGCTAGTATTGATTCTTCTGCTGATTTAGATAATTTCCATGCTTCTGCAAATACAGAAACTGGTGACTTTACCGCATCTTCATTAGGTGCTTTATGGATGAGTCGAGGACCAGATGATAGTGGACAAAGTGAGACTAACGACGTTTTGTATTTTTCTGGATATCAAGATGGGGCAAGAAGAACATTCAAGTTAGGCCCAACAAAATTGGTTACCGTACCAAGTGGTGGAGGAACTAAAACTTTCACTTTTGATGGAGGCTCATTATTTAGATTTACAACAAATACCGCTACAACACTAAATCCTAGTGGTACATTTCCTTCAGGACATACTATAACAATCTCAAATGCTAATTCGGCAGGACAGGCTAACTTAACCTTTGACTCTACTGGGCTTAATGAGGCTGTAACTCCTACTTCTTCTACAACATTCGCTTATGATGCTGATTCCTCTGCTTGGGTTAGATTATTTCAAGGGACAACTGCAACAGGCGGCTCAAATGGTGCATCAACAAGATTACAAATTTCTGATGGTTCTGGTGGATTTACAAGTAGTGCTAATTTAACATTTGATACTGGTACAAACGAATTAACTGTAGATGGTAAATTAACTGTAACTGGGCTTATTGACCCCACTGGTTTAGAATTAACACCTCAGTCGTCTAATCCTGTAACGGGTGCTACTTCTGGTAATACACTCTGGTTGAATACTTCTGATGCAAATAGATTATACCAAGGTTCGACTAAAATATTGAGAGATGGAGACACACTTGCAATGGATATTAATGGTTTAAGTGCTGGAGCGATAGCAGATGGAGATTTTATTTCTTTCTCTGACACAAACGATTCTAATACTACTAAAAAAGAGGCAATAGCAGATGTTGCTACATTATTTGCGGGTACAGGTTTAACCGCTTCTAGTGCTGTAATCAATATTGACGCTTCACAACCTACTATAACCGCAATAGGGCCAAGTGATGCCGCCCTTACAGTAGGTCAAAATTTAGTTGTAACTGGTGATTTAACAGTAAATGGAACAACTACTACGGTAAACTCTACTACTATACAACTTGATGATAAAAATATAGAATTAGGTAATGGTGTTGGAGATGATGCAGCGATAAACGACGGTGGTATTACATTAATTTCTTCAGATAGCAACAAAACTATTCTATTCAAAGATGCTACCGATTCTTGGACTTTTAATCAACATCTTTTCCCAAGTTCTGATAGCAGTAAAAACCTCGGTAGTAATACCGTTAGATGGGCTAATGGGTATTTTGATACAGTTTATGGCGCTGGTAACTTTACAACAATTACAGGTAGTAGTACAGTAAATATCGCATCAGGTGCTTTGAAAGTAGATACAGGAACTCCCAGAGTAGGAGTTAATCAAGCGACACCGTTAGCAACTTTACAAGTGGAAAAAGTCGGTTTTGATTATAATGAAACGGAAGTTGCTAGTTCTAGTACTGGTACACCTATAGCAGTAACGTTATTTGATAGAACAGAATTTAGAGCCGCTAAGTTACTTGTGGAAATAGATAATAAGACAGGTGATGTTCATGAAACTGCTGAGATGATAATTACTACAAATGGGGCGACTGGTGGTAGTGCTGCTACCACCGCTTTCCTTACAACATATGGAATTGTTAACTCAGGTGGTACTAATAATGGCACATATGATGTGGATATAAACGGTAGTAACGTTGAATTACAAGTCACCCCTCTCACAAACGGAGATAACATCGTAGTGAAGGTGCATTGGCAAGGATTAACAATATAATAAGGTGAAAAAAATGGCAGGAACAGAAGTAGATTTTAAGGTAAAAGCAGGTATGGTGGTGAATGGAACACTCAATATGAGTGATAATAGCATCAGTAATGTTAGTGGTATTTCTTTAGGCCAGATTACACCAGACGCTAGCACAATTACGCTAAAACCTGCTGATGACCAAGCGGGTGCTTTTACAATTACAGATGCTGGTTCCTCAGTATTTATGAAAGTAGATACTACTAATTCAGCACCTTTAGTTACTTTCCCTCAAGATGTTGTAATTACTGGTACTACACCCAAATTAACAATTGGGGATAATGGCGCAGAAGATACATTATTGGTTTTCGATGGTGCTGAAATAAATTACAGACTTGGTATTGATGATAGCGCAAATCAATTTGAAATTGGTTTAGGAGATGCACATGATACTACTCCTGTTATAGTAATGGATAACGCAGGTAATATTATTCAATTAGGACAGGATAGCACTCCGAGTTCAGGTGAGGTATTAGCATGGGATGGGAGTAAATGGACAGCCGCCGCTTCTGCATCAGGAGCAGACGGAATGGGTGCAGGTTTCCAATTAGAAGATGATGATGGCACAGAATTAGCAATCACCACAAGTAAAGAAATAAAGTTTATTGGTGAGGGAATTACTACCAATTGGACAGACACAGATAATGGTACAGATGTTGACCCATACGATATGACTTTCACTTTAGATGTTGATGACCTCGCCACATCAGAGGACTTTGCAGCGGGAGATTTAATCGCCTTTGGTGATTCAAGCACAGCGGGTAATGATACTGTAAAAGGTACAGTTAACACTTTAGCAACATTGTTCGCTGGTGCCGGTCTAACTGCAACTAATGCTGTAATCGCTGTAGATGCCGACCAAAGCGGTCAAATTACAGCAGTTGGAACTCTCACAGGTCTTACTGTGAGTGGTGCGGCAGATTTGAATAATAATCTAACAGTTGATGGTGCAACAATTTCACTAGACGCTACTACTTCTTTGAATATAGATAACTCAAATACTTCAAATGGTATATCAATCGGTACTGCCACTTCAGGAGTACCAATTACTATCGGACATGGAACTTCAGAAGTTACTTTTGGAGACAACGTAACTATTACAGGTAATCTAACCGTGAATGGTGAACAGACAGTAATTAACAGCACCGCAATTGTTGCCGAAGATAAATCAATGGTTCTTGGAATTGCTGGTGGAATGGAAACTGCTTCATACACAAGAAGCGGAACAACAGTCACTGTAACATCTACATCTCATGGTTTTTCAACCAACGAATATGTTTACATTTCTAACGCTGGTAATAGTATTACAGATAATGTGTATCTAGTAACTAACACTGGCGCAAATACTTTCACTTTTGTGTCACCTGCCAGTGGTACTGTTGGTGCTACTGATTTACAACACTCTTCTGCAAATGTTACGGAGGGTACTGCTGATGGTTCAGGTGTATTTGCACCCGGAACTTCTCTACACAGTATTAAGTATGATTCAAGTAATGGTTGGACTGTTAGTAATGATTTAGATTTAGTAAGCGGAAGTCATTTGAGCATAAACGGTGCTACTACGCTTGATGCAACAACACTAGGCGCTGCTGTAGTATTTTCTTCTCTTACTTCTGTTGATGTCTTGTCTAGTGGTTCAATAGCATCCGGCTTCGGTACAATAAGCACAGGTAACGCAATCACCACAACTGATATAATAACAGGTGATAGTTTAAAATCATCTAATGTAACAATTACTGGTGCTACAATCGGGCATAATACTGACACAGACCTAATCACATTAGCAAGCGGCCTAGTAACAGTCGCTGGTGAAATCTCAGTAACAACACTCGACATTGGTGGCACTAACGTAACATCTAATGCTGGTGAAATTAATCTATTAGATGGCTCAAGTGCAGGAACTGTAGTCAACAGTAAGGCTGTAATCTATAGCAGCGCTGGACAAGTAAAAGCAAACACTGTGAGCGTTGATGCAATTGCTGTTTTAGATACATCTACAGCCACAGGTCAAAGTTGGTCCGAGAACACCGCACAAACGGTTGCTAGTTATGCTTTTGGAACATTTAGAACAGCAAAGTTTGTTTGTCAAATTAGTGACGGTACAGATTTTGATGTAGCAGAAGTATTAGTTACTTACAAAGGTGCATCTGCACCAGCAAATGATGCTGCTGTATATCTAACAACATACGCATACATAGGCACTGCCGCTTCTGATTTAGGCTCATTTGATGCTGTTAAAGGGACTACAACTATTGATTTAAAATTCACACCCGCTACAGGAAATGGCGGTACATATTCGTATAATATAGTGAATACAGTATTAGTAAAGTGATTGGATAGTGAAAATCATGGTGATTAAATGGCAGGAACAGAAAAAGATTTCAAAGTAAAAAAGGGCTTAATAGTATCAGAAGGTATAACCCTCGGAGGGCATACTTTCAATGATATTGACATAGGAACTGAGCATGTTGATACTGACGACCACATAATGTCATCAGGTGCGATTAAAGAATATGTTGATGCAAATGCAGGTGCTTCTCAACTTAGTGATTTATCAGACGTGGCTCTAGTTAGTAATTCTCTTGTTGCGGGTAGTCCTTCCGCTTCTATGAGTGGTTCACAATTCAATGCAGGGTTTGGAAGAGGAACTTTAGGACTATTAAGTTCGGGAGATAATAACTCAGCAATAGGTTTCAATGCTTTAGGTGGTTTGAATACAGGAAGTGATAATACCGCTAATGGCTACAATGCAGGTGCATCAATTACTAGCGGAAGTCGAAACGTAGCAGTTGGTTATCAAGCATTAGACGCTGTTACAACAAATGGGCAAAACGTAGCGGTAGGATATTCTGCTTTAGGTCAATGCACATCAGGTAATAACGTAGCGGTTGGTGCAGATGCAGGTAGGGTATTAACAAGTGGTGGGCAAAATGTATTTGTTGGTTATGCAACAGGTTACTACGCAACATCATCTGCAAATACACTTGTAGGTTATGGTGCAGGTGATAACGTAACGTCAGGTGGTAATAACACTTTAATTGGTGTAACCGCAGGTGGCTCAATTAATACAGGTACAGATAATATAATGCTTGGAAGAAATGCAGGGGATAATATAACATCGGGAGATAATAACGTAATTATCGGTGCTATTGATGCTGATTCAGCAACAGCAGACGACCAATTAATAATCGCATCCGGTGATGGTGGCGTTACTTGGATTAAAGGAACAAGTGCAGGTCTTGTTGATATACCAACAGCATTAGAAGTTGGTACAGGTACTAATCCAATAAGCAACGGTGTAGTTACAATAATTAATGATGATGTAGATACTTATCCTAAAACGCTATTACTTATGGATAATGAATCGGATGCTACTAACGGCCCTGTTTTAACTTTGTATAGAAATACTGCTTCCCCCACCGCTAACGATATATTAGGTAAAATAGAATTGAATGGTGAAGATGTTAACGGAAATGCTAGAGCATACGGAAGTATAAGACAAGAATCCACAACCGTTGGCGACGGTTCACACGATGGTACTATGTTCCTTAATGTTGCTGTTAATGGTACACAAACCGATGTAGTATCAATAGATGGAACAGGAGGAATAGGGGGCTTAACTCATTCTGAAAGTGGAGTTAAAACAATGGCGAAACATGTCAATGCTACAAGTACAGCAAATAATAGTTATATTACTTTATTAGAAGTACCTTATGCTAATTTCGTAGCAATTAAAGCATCAGCACATATTCAAGATACAACTAATAATGAAGTACAAACAGTAGATATAATGGCTCATTATAATGGTTCAACTGCTGACTTTACAGAATATGGAATTATTTTTGATGGTGCAGCAGCAATTGGTGAAATAGAAGTTGACGTAAATGGTTCTAATTTAAGGATAAGATTCAAAAATACACAGGGAGGAACGGCTAATCTAGGTGGTAGTATATATGCCGTTTGTCATCCGGCATGAGGTGATTAAATATGGGTAGACAAGCATTTAGACAAAGAAAAGCAGATGGAACAATAGATGATGGTTCGGGCGGTGGAGATGGTGTTGGTTTAAGACCACTACATATGACTAGAGCAGGTAGCAATAGTCTAACATCTAACAATGATATGTTTTTTATGCCGAGTGTTGGTACTAATTCTTTTAATAACGCAGCGCCTTTTTATTTTGCTAGAAAACAATATTTTATTCCATTTTATAGTGGTACTGGTGGAGAGTTAGATAGAATAATGATTCAAGCAGGTAGTGGTACTCATAATGGATTAGAGTTTAGTAGTGGTAATAGTGATGGGTATAAATGGTCTTTGTTTAGTTCTGATTCTAATACTGGTTATCCTAGTGCTACTATAATAGATACATATGATTTTGAACCAAGAAATCAATATAGCCAAAGCCAATATGATGTAAGAAGTGGTGGTAGTAGAATAACTTTGACGGCAGATACTTGGTATTGGTTGGGCTTTTTAGGGGGTCATGGTACTAATGGCTCTAATGTTAATTTTAATTGTATTCACAGTAGTAAAACACAACCCATAAGAATACCTGCATCAAGTAATCCTTCAAATATGCTTTACTGGTACCCTAGTATAACAACTTTTAAGACAGGAAGTTTTACAATTAATAGTAGTGCTAATAAGTTTGTTCCGTATCAAGACAACTATTACCCTAGAGTATATTTTGAGTATTTAGGAGATAGTAGTAATGATAACAGGTGGGCGTGATTAAATGACAGGTGAATGGTTTTTACAACAAACTATTGTTGACGGAGAAGTTGTACTTACAAGAGTCTTAACAGAAGAAGAGGCTAGACAACAATTAAGACTAATTCGTCAAGGTGAATTAGAAGAAACAGATTATTATATGCTTACTGATGTCTATAACTCATTGACACCTGCACAACAAACAGAGTTGACTACATTTAGGCAAGGTCTTAGAGATTTACCCGCTTCATCAGACCCTTTTAATCCCGATTACCCGACAAAACCTTCTTGGATAAATTAATCTTACTGTTCCCAATCTTCAAATGATTCTGCCATAAATGCTTGCCACATTTTACAAGCACCATTGTGGTGTTTTCTATCTTTCATTGTAATCCTCCTTTTTGGTTGCTATCCATACCCAAAAACGATTAGATAATGTCCAAAAGATTTTATCTATTTTATTCATATCTAACCTCGTTTACTAAAGTATGAATAAGATAAGATATTTGTTGGGCTACAATTACAAAGAATATTTTAATTTGAAGTATAGCGGTTTCTATGTGTATTGGTTGAGATACTATTCTATCTAAACCCGCTATGTCTAACATGGTGTAAAAAGTAAACTAATACTATATTGTTTTTTCTTATTCTTGCATCAAGAACTGTATTTTTTTGAGGGTACACCATTGGCGCGAATGAAACTATTGAGAAAAGAAAACGCCATACTATTTGGAAAATACACAATTGAAGAGGTTATTTTTTATGGTGTTTAATATAGTAAACCCTCATGTAATCGGAACACTATCTTTTGAATAAACCCTTCGCTTTGAAGGCTGTATCAACCCATATATGCTTACATTGTTTACATTCCCATAAATGAATTCTTTTTCCTATAGTGTCGTGATATCTAGCAGATAATCTTCTTGGGATATGTGTGTGACCACAAGCCCTACATGTAACATTTAATTTATCTAATAATCTACCCATACTACTCAACTGGCCTTCGGCTGACTATATCATCTATCCTTAATATAGATGTCGTAACTTCTGTTGCGGATAACATTGCTTGCTTTATCAATTGCATAGGCTCTATTACATCTTCTTCCTTCATACTATGAATACCCCCATTTGTCACATCAGGGCCGTATTCCAAATCACCTTGCTGTACAGCGTGTCTCATAGAAAGTACTGTATCAAGTGGGTCATGCCCTGCGTTTTCAGCAATGGTTGCTGGTATAATCTCTAGAGCGTCAGCATAGGCTTCAATAGCCATTTGCGCCCTTCCACCAATAGATGCTGCGTGACTCCTTAGATGAGAAGCCATTGCTACGAAAGAAGAGCCTCCACCATAAACTACACGATTTGTATCTTTTACCATACCCACTACACCTAAAGCATCGTCAAATCCTCGTTCTACTTCATCAAGAGTAGATTGAGTAGCACCCCTCAAAATTAAAGTAGATTGGTCTGATTCCTTATCACCTTGTATGAATAAATAGTAAACATCGTTGTGTTTTTGTCTAATTATTTTTGCTGAAGCGTTTTCTTCCAAATCATTTACTGTTTGCGCGACATTTAAATTTAAAGCATTACTCAAGGCTTTCATCATACTTTCTGGTAATCTTCTTACTACCCCTATATTATTTTTCTTTAGGTACGCACAAATATTGTCATGAACCCCATCTCTAACAAATACAATACCTTCATCACCAATACTGTGTACAATCTTTTTTGCCTTATCTAAAAGACTATCTTGGTTTCCTTGTTTAAATTGTGTATAAGATTCAGCATCCATTTGAATAGATATATTTTCTTCAGTCTTTTCATTTTCAAGACCTGTATTAACTAAAACTACTTTGGTATTCTTTTTGAAATCGACATCTAAAACTAGATTCTTGCTTAATACTACACCGTTAAAAAGATATGAATCTTCAATACTACCTCCCGGTAAACTAACAACTCTAACTTTATCTGATTCACCCGCTTTAACTACAGAATCTACACACAACTGACTAACAATATCAGTCGCTGTTTCCAAAGTTTTTCCTGTTATTGCAGTTTTTGCTATATTTTTTAGAACGTCTTGATTACCTTCAAAAGCGACATCACTCTCAAGATATTTTGAAGCCATTCTTGCTGCTTCGTGATAGCCCCTACAAATTACATTTGGGTGTAGTCCTTTTTTGTACAAACTTTCGCTGTTAGTAAGTAATTGCCCAGCAAGTACCACTGTGGTAGTTGTACCATCATAGCACAAAGATTCTTGAGTCTTGGATATTTCTACCATCATTTTAGCGCCCGGATGTGCAACATCTAGTTCTCGTAAAATTGTGGCTCCATCGTTTGTAACAATTACGTTTCCTGCACCATCTACCATCATTTTATCCATACCCATTGGTCCCAGAGTACTTTTACAAGTCTCTACGATGGCTTTTGCTGCGTTTATATTCAATGCTTGTGCGTTTGCTTTTCTTGTTTCCTGTTTTTCCATTTTCATTCCTCCTCATTATTTTCTGGAGTAAAAGGCCAATTTACCTCATTCGCTATTCTACTCGCCATTCTTTGTATATCCGACAATGCACCACCTTGTGATATTGTTCTTAACAAAGTATCTATTCCAACTTTTAATTTTATTTCTTCTTCAATTTTCATTTATTTCACCATTCTATTTCTATTTCAATCACTTCCCCTGTTTCCAGAGAACGAGATTTGACTATGTTATGTTCTTGCATATGTTTGTATAAATCATATGTTAATTTAGCATCTTTTAGACAATAATCAGCCACTTCTGTATAACGCCCTTTACCCCACGCTTTAGGTGCTTCTATGCTAGACATAGACTTAAAATTATCAATGGTATTTTTTACTAGCATATCTAATGTAGTTGTAATTCTACCATGTTTTAAGGATGATTTTTGAATTATCTTTTTAGTATCAATAATACTATCTTGGTTTTTATACATTATATCCCCCGCTGCAAAACAATCTAGTGATTCTTTAATTACGGGTAAGTCAAAATTAAGTATATTGTGACCTAATATTTTTCCACCTTTCTCTATATGTGCTGTGAGATGATTACCTATATCTTTAGCATGTAAAGGTAAGATTGTAGCATCTTTAATTGTGACTTCTTTCTTAGTAAATACTGTAGCATTAGAACCGTCCCAAGTAGCGATTACACTAGGCTCAAAGAGGGTTCTATTGTTCCATCCCCCGATATCGTAAGAGTAATTTGCCGTTTCAATATCTAAAGATAGAATATCTGTCATGTGTCCACCAACCTATCTTTGTACAAAAGTTATTCGTTTTTGTCCTTTTTTAATCTAAGGAATACTAATTTTCCAGATTTTGTCGATTCAAACATGTCTTTAGCGTATTTTGTGAAGTGATTCCAAGCGGTACCTCTAGTCACATTTGCCCTATCTTCATAGACTCTTAGCATTGCTTCTTTTCTTACCCAACCATTACCTCTATTATCTTCAAAGTCCATTTTTTCGGTATTTTGGAATGATAGTGTAAACTTAGTTCTGTATTCGGCCACTTCTGTTTTCTTAAACCCGACTTCAACTTCGTCTTCTAGCCATAGAATTAAGTTTCTTGTTAAATCATAAAGAATATCTTTAGCCATATCTACGTGTTCTCCAGTAACAGTCCAAACACCTTCAATCATAGCCATATGTGTTGCGAAAATAACAGTATAATTCTCAACTGCTGGCATGAAAGACGCAACAACTTCCCCTATACCGGGTGCTAATCCATTTAGTAGGTCATAATAATCATCAATAGCGTCATAACAAGCGGCATAAAACGTATCGTCAGCCTTGAACATTTCGTGCATTACACTTTCTAAAATCAATTCTTGCTCTTCCCTATCCATTCCATCCCATTCAATGAATGTGGTTTCCGATAAGTTTAGAACTCTATCTCTAAGATTTTTTTGTAAATCATTAAAGTAATCTGTGATTTCTTTGTAATCTACAGCCATTTTTGGTAATTTTTTAAATGCACTACTCATTCTTTTAATACTAACATCTTGTCTTTTTGCTGTGTCCCATTCACCCCAATAAAGCAAAACTCTCTGGAAAATTCCTTTTGTAAGAACGTAGTCTTTTACTCCTTTTGGTGGGAAAGTAGTAATCCACATAGAGACTAAAGATTCTGCTTCTATTCTTCCAGCCTTAGTGTGTTTCACCATTTTGTTTCCATGAGTACCAACAGGGTTACATGCAGATTGAAGATATAGAACTGTTTCTTGACTGTGTTTGTTAGGACTTAGAATAATACTACCCTCGTCAAAGTTAAGTCCCTTTCTCCCATTCAACAATCCTTCTTTCATATCTTTTTGTCTATTACCATCTTCGTCTACATATTCTTCCCAACCACCTATTAAAGCGGCATCAGTTCCAGTAGTGTAATTATCTGTAGGAATTTCCGAATCCTTTGCGACGTCTCCAATAAATTCCCAAGAAACAGACTTACCAGTACGAGAAGGTTGTACCCAGAAAACGTGTACTCTTGGGTCTAAGTGACTTGGCCCCCAAGGAATCCTAACATAAGGGACCGCCGCTTGACCGTTCAAAAAGAAGAAAGAGAGCATACCCGGAATATCATTATCCATTGATGTCTCTCTAAAATGTTCTATGTACCCTTTGAATATAGGGTATTTCTTTACCGCTTCATAATCCGCATAATCTCTCATAATTTGACCCCTCTAGAGGTCAGTATATAGTCTTATGTGCGATTATGTGTCTAGACATAAGATTTTCACCTCTTTACTTTTCTTTCAACTACCATTGCTTCTTCGCTTGTAATGGCTTGAACTATTCTAGACCTAAGCACAGGACCTAATCCTTTTACTTGTTTAAGTGCCTCTGGGTAAGCCATTTCTTCTATACTACCACACTTCTCGAATATCCTATCTATTATTTCTTTCCCAAGACCCGGTATCGTGGCTAACATATCTTTTCTAATATCATTACTAGCCACTCTTTTGATTGTTCTAGCACCATGTGAACTAGCAGGTTTGTGTAATTTATCATGTAATTTAGTGATAAAAAGTGCGGCTTCGCTTGTGTTTGGTGTATAGAAAACCTGACACTCGAAATCTGCCATAACTCTAGCGATAGTTCCTGTTAATTCATTTTGAACTCTACTGTAAGTAATACGCCTTCCGTTTTTCTTTGCAATGGCTACATATTTGTCAATAGTTCCATGAATGACTATGAAAAAACGAACGTAGTTTTTATCCATATTTTCTAATTGTCTCCAAAGATGTCCACTGTGACTAGATTGGAAAAAATCAGCAATGCTTTTCGCCTCTACACAGGCTTCTCCAAGAAGATAATCTCCAACAACTAATGGCTGCCTAACTACCGTTAAATGTGCTTTTTCTGCTTTTCTAAGCACTGAATCACAAAGTAGACCTCTTTCATTAGAATCTATTATTAAATTAGGTTTAGGCATTTTCTTTACTCTCCCAAAAACAATCCATGCAACTTCTCCAATTTACTGTAGTTATATTAGCGGGCTTTTTCTTACAAACAGGACATACAAATGGTGGTTTTAACATTCTATCATTATAACTTTCAAGTTGATTTTCTGTAATATCACTCATTTTTACTTCTCCATATATTTATGCATTCTACAATAACTACTATCTCTGTATTTAATTATTTTACATTTCACCCCTTTATTGGTGATACCTATACATTGCTCTTCTACTGGGGGATGTCTAATACAAGAAAAACAAAGATTAGTATTGAACTTATTTCTTGTAGTAAGGTTTCTCCTTCCTAATTTAGCGTCACACAATCTACATTTTTTAGTTATATTATCCCCTCCGCAGTACCATCGTAGAATTTACACATTCCAGTACAAAGACCGTCAGATATGATAGTTCTACACATGCCAGCATTATATCCATTATTACCGTTACCACCTAATACAACACTTTCAACTTGAAGTCTAGTAACACCTTCATCGTAATCAACCCAACCTTGTCTAGATATTACATCTACAATAAAATCTACATGTTTCTCTTTTTCTTCTAACTTTACTTGTTCTGGTGGGAAAAACCAGCGTAGTCTACTTGCTAAGTATGAAGCAAATTGAAATCTAGCCCTGTGTGTTGGATTCCCTTCACCCAT